TTTGTAGCCCCTGCTAACTGAAGTCTTTTAAAATCATCAGCAATAACAGTAATAGATACTTTTGCAGAGCCAGTGAGAGATAATGCACTACCGCCACCACTGCTTTCAGTAGGGGAACGTGTCAATGTTGTTCCACTAGAACTATAAGTACCAGTTCCTATTTCCCAACTTGAGCCATCCTCAATGACATATTGAACAACATCGCTATTTGCTACGCCTGCATCAGCAAAACTTTGGAAGCCTGTTTCTGCACTGCCCAACGTAATGGTTCCCGCCCCAGTCGTTGAGGTGTTCATCTTGGCTCTATTAAATAGTTTTGCCATGATGTTCTCCTATTATGTAAGCGTTAATATACCGTTTGTGCCGATGTCTATTGTAAAAGTATCACCGTCATTCAATGTAAGCGAAGAACCGTAATCGTAATAGCCAACAATAGGGTCAGCGGGTGATGTTGGTGTATCGTTGTAAATAATGACATACCTAAAAGCCGCCACTGAACCGCCTGATGCAGTTAAAACTTTATCATCAGCTGACAGTTTATAAGTACCGCCTGTTTGGGTACTTGTCACGTTTGCTAATGTTCTGCTTGAAAGATTAGTGTAACTTACTTCTGTAATATTTGCTAAAACACCATTTCCATCAGCCGCCGCATTTGTGCCTGATGTTGGGTCTGTATTAGATAGCGCAACTTTGAACGTGTCAGCATTCATATCCATTGCATTAGCTAGGTTGACCACAAAGTCATTTACTTTTGTAAAACTTGCCATTTAATAGCTCCTAATTTGTATTCGACGACCCGAACCAGATGTTCTAGCTCGCTCTCCTTCTAAATTTATAGCAGAAACTGAGTTTAGATACAACGTGTTCCAGACTGCCACTCTTTGGTCTTCTTGTAGATATGGTGAACTGTGAAGCAAAGAACTATACAAATAAGCGTCTGGGTAATGCGTTAAAAGCCAATTTGTATTATTTACTGACAGGTCAGGTATGCTTTCATAATATACCAGTTCTACGGTGTAATCGGCATCTGGCGTTGGGTAAACTTCAAACGAACCGTCTACAACCGCATAAAACTCAGGTCGACCAACATTATCTGAGTTTTCCATTCGCATTTTTGAAATGTCAAAAGGACTAATTAATTCTAAAGTATGGCTAGGACTAGCGGGTATTGTTATTCTAATAGGGGCAATAAAATCTAAGGGTAAAGCAGTATATTGCGTGTCAACCGTGGCTGTCGCCCTATCTTCCATGCGCCAATGCCTTAAATCCCTACTTAACTGCGCTTCAGCTAATCTTATAAAATCTGGTATAACTGCCGTTAAATCAGTTCTGTTTAATGTGTCAGCTATACTTGCCGTTAGTTCTGTATAATTTGATAATGGCATCTATATCACCACTTTACTTTGTTTGCCCAATACGCCGCTGACATTTTGCCTTTAGCAATATTTTTAGCGTGTCTTGCCTTAAATGACTTAGCTCGTTTAGTCATGGTTTTATCACCAGTTTTACCTTGTTGCCCAAAGCGAATAGTTTTTATTTTACTACCTTCTTTTGCGACAACTATGTGGGATTTTTTAGGGTGGCTAGGGGTACGTTTTGGCTTGTTGTATCCGCTAACTCCTGCACGTTTTAGTCTAGGGTCTTTTGCCATTCTATGGCCTATTTAAATAATTAACATATGCCCTTAATAAATCATCATAAGATGGAGTTACACCTTTTTCTTCAAAAACTGGCAAAGCTAATTCTGAAAATTCTTTAAAAGATATGTCATCTAATTCACTTACATTTATTTTTTCTGGTATGCCAACCCCTGACAAGTCTGTTACTTCGCCAGTCATATCAATAATATTGGGAATGGATTTGTTTGACATTCCACCGCTTTGTAACTGGTTAATCATATTAGATAGGTTTTCTGAGCTTCTACGCTGAGAACCTATAGGCTTGGCAAACCTGTTTGCTAATGCACTTAATAGCCCACCACCTTGAAATGTTGCACCAGAACGGCCTGCGCCGCCGCCGTCAAACATATCCATCAAGCTAGTGTAAGCCATTTATTTTTTCTTGCCGCCTTTTTTCTTACCTTTACCGTAGGGCATTACTTTTTCCTTTTCTTCTTTTTCATAGCTCGTAAATTGTCAACCATATTAGGGTAGGGTCGGCCTGCCGCTTTTGCGGTGCGCTTCGCTTTGGCTTCTTCCTTGGCGGTCATTTTGCGCCGCTTACTTTTAGGTTTTGGATTTTTACTTTTCCAAACTGGTTTTGCCATAGCCACCCTCCTATAAAAATCTCTATAACATATAAAATTAAATTACGCTATACCCTTTAGATTACGTTTTATAGGTTCGCCCCAATCTATGCTTGGCCTATAGCCAACAGCCAAATATCTAAAGCTATCTGCGCCGTGTGAAGTCCAATCGTGCAAAGGGCGACCACGCCAAGATTTTAGCTTTTCATCAAACTCCCTACGGTATTGCAACAATGCTTCAATACCACGCTCACATTTTTTTTCGTCAAACCAACATTTGTTAAGCATAGACCTTGAAGCTTGTATTCCGTCATCAATACTTAATCTGGGTGCTATTTCAATATTTCTTATTCCTAAATTATCTAAAGTTTCTAAACGACTTTTGCCAGTGCCTAATTCTTTTACTCTTACATCGTGTGGCATAATATGCGCTTCGTAATGATAGCCTTTTTCATCTAAAACTTTTGCATAATGGTCTAAACCTACACCACTATTTTCGTAATAATCTATTAAATGTATTTCTTGACCAACAAACTGTGCAAACCACAAAGCGGTACTATCACCAATTCCTAAGTCGTAACTTACAATTACACTTGTTGAAGGGTCATATGGAACAGATGTAATTCTTTTTTCGGTTTTTGCTTTCTTCATTTCAACAGCATAATAAGAACCTTGTATTGCCGCTTCAAAACTGCAAAGAAACTCTTGAGCAAACCTATCTTCGCCCATAGTTTCCTTTGCTTCTTCTAATTCAAATTTATCTAATATTTCGGTTTCATCTGCTTTATACATGGCACAAAACCAATTTTCGTTTTTTTGTGCATTGTTATAAATTTCCCAAAAATCATTTTTTCCTTTCGGCGTTCCTATAAAAGTCGCTTTACCTTGCCTGTCTGCTAATGATGGCCTGATAACCATTGGCCAAGCGTTTGCGGGAAAGTCGGCAGGCTCGTCTAGTACAACGCTATCAAAATACAAACCACGCATAGCATCGTAGTTGTCAGCCCCAAATAGCCTAAATCTAGCCCCATTAGGAAAGTCGGCACGAAGCTCCGAAGTATTGTAAACAACACCTTCAACGTCTTGTGTATATTCTAATAGGTAGTCCCACGCTATTGCTTTGGCCTGTCTGTAGTATGGCGCAATATAAGCAACCCTGACATTTTTGCGGTCTGTGGTTAATGCCGTTTTTATTAAATCGTTTATAGCCGCCACTGTTTTGCCAAACCTACGATGGGCAACAATTACAGCAAATCTTTCTTGGCGTTTATGAAAACTTTTAACTAGCTTTCGGGGGCGGTAGTTAATCGTCCTCGTTGTCATCGTCCAACCACTTATAAGCTATAACGTGTTCGCCTGTGTCGCCTGCGCCCTCGATGCGTTGTGTTTCTTTCCACCCTGCCCTAGTTTTTAAATAAAATATTTGTGCGCCTAAATCACCTGTTCTTGCTTTTTGTATTAAATTTTGCGCTACAAATCCAACAGCCCTTGCTTTTCCCTTTTTATATAGTGCAGAAACCTCTTCATCTCTTTCTAATATATCAAAGAAAACCCGCCTGCTTATACTAAAATAATCAGCTATTTGTTCTGTTGTTAAAACTGCCGCTAATGTTTCAACTTCACGTTTTTGCTCATCCGTTAAAACTATTTTTGGTCTACCGCCTACATTTTTTTTATTTTCCATCTTTACATACTTTACGTTTTGTTATAGTATAGTTTACAGCAATAAGGAGTATTACAATGCACTTTGAAGACACACATAGCCAATTTTGTTTTGACACTGCTATATATTTTACGGCAGTACGAGGCTTTGGCCGCAACCGTACTAGAAGCGACTTTACTAAGTATGCCGATGCTATTAGGTATGCCGACACTTACCAAGATACTCGCACTATGATTTATGCAGTAAACGACCTTGGTAACAGCGCACATTTGCATAACGCATAATTTAACCACGATTAATTACCTTTACGTTTGCTTCTTTTACGTTGAAGTTTCCCATTATGTCACCCATTATTTGCAAAGTTGATGCGGCGCGTTCTCCACAAGTATATAAATCTAAACTAACAAAATTGCGCTCTGGGTAGGTGTGAATGCTAAAATGACTTTCGGATAATAACCAAACGGCTGTAAATGCTTGTTCGTTAAACTGGTGGTCTTTAAAGCCTACAATAGTTAAATATTCTTCTATAGCTTCGCCAATACCTAATTGCACTTCAGCAATGTTATCTTCTGGGTACTCGTTTAACCAAACGTCTGCTATGACATGATAGCCTTTAGTCTCCATCTGCTTCCTCTAAATTTATTTCTATTTCGCCTAGTTCATCGGCGGCAACACTGGCGTCACCCTTAACAAACACAAGCACGTTTTGATGAATTTTGCCGACTTTTCTACTGGCCTGCATTTGTTTGCCAGAGCGCAATGCAAGTGTGCCAACGCTGTTTACTAAAATAATTTCGTTGTAATATTTATAGCCTGCGCTTTCCATTATTTCTATTGTTTTAGGAATAGTGCCGATGTACTGACCTTTTTTGTTTCTTACTTCGCCCATTACAATAACTGCAAAACGGTTATTTTTTAATTTAGAATAAGTTTTTTGTAATATTCTTTTATAAACCATAAAAAAGTCATCGTGGCTCATATTGCTTAAATCGTTTGGGTCATCGCTATAAACTTCTAAATCTGCATATGGGGGGCAACTAAACACTAAATCTATACTTTCGTTTTCTATGTAGTCATCCATGTTTTCGCTTGTGTCCGTGTAGTAGACACACGGTAATTTAGATTCATCGCATCGCTGTTGGTTTAAATCTGCCTGTTCTTGCCTAAGTTCTATTCCCTGAAAATTCATACCTTTAAAACCAGAAACAAAGCCAAAAACGGTATCACCCGCAAAAGGGTCAAAGACTTGCCCACCTTCGAAACCAAACCAATGTACTATTATTTCTGCTAAGACAGGGTCTAAAATACTGACACCACTATTTAACTCAGCCATAAGATTGTTACTGGCTAATTTGCCCTCGCGACTTTCACCAAAGTCACCAATTAAGTCACGCCAGTATTTTTTACGTTCTACCCAATCGCCTTTTTTTGTATCTAAAACGCTAAAGGGTGGTTGACCATAAACTTTTGTTAATTTGCCTTGCTCGTAATCGTCATATGTTTTTGGCTCGTGAAACAGGTTGCCAAGTTCATCTAAACTAAACCCTGTTAATTCTACATCAAAATTTAAATCAGTAAGTTCTTTAAATTCTATTTTTAAAAGTTCTTCGTCCCAACCCGCATTTAATGCTAATTTATTGTCGGCTATTACATACGCTTGTTTTTGTGCGTCACTCCAATCATCAGCTTGTATGCAAGGAACTTCTTTTAAATTTAATTTTTTGGCCGCAAGTAATCTGCCATGACCCGCTATAATTTCGTTTTGGGCATCGACTAAAATAGGGTTAGTAAATCCCCATTCTTTAATGCTTGCCGCTATCTGTGTGATTTGCTCATCGCTATGAGTTCGACTATTTCTAGCATACGGTATAAGCGTTTCTATGTTTCTTCGCTCAACCTTATCAGCAGGCCAAGACCGTCCATCGTGCATGGGTGCGCCCTTTCTGTTGTTTTATATTATACCTAAAAAAATCCCCCGCGCAAGGCGAGGGAAGTTGGCGAGGTAATTCAGTCCGTAAAAAAGCAGTATAAAGCGGAACTAATTCGAACAGGGAGGAGTTCGTGACCTCGCTACCTGTGTAACATAATCTAATCATTTTTCATACGTTTCAAGTATTCTTTATATGGCGCTAGTTGTTTTTCTGCAACAAGCCCCGCTCTTACCATTTGTTCAGCCATTGCGCCCATTATGTAATTTTCGCCTACTGGCTCACCATTATTTATTCTATCGGCGTTAATTTTAAGTTCGTTAGGTTCGTATTTTTCAGGTGATAGTTCCCTAAATTCAGGCCGCTTTGGTGCTATTGCTTTTGCTGATTTGCTAATTTCTTTTGCAGTTGGCCAAGTCCTAGTTTCTAAATTAGAAAGTATGTTTTGCTCAAAGTCTTGAAACCATTCAATATAATTTTTGCTTGGTGCTAATTTTATAATTTGGTTGCATAGAAACTCAGCTTCGCTTTTCATGTTTTCATCGTTATTTTGCACCGCTCTAGGAGCATTTAACCGCCCCAACATTTTTAACGTTTTTTCTTTAAGTTCATTATTTCGCATTTAACATCTCGCTTAAAACTGTTTTTTGTAAATCTAAATTATTATTTGGCTGTTCATATTCATCATACCAACGCTCTTGATTTAAC